TTGAGAGGATATTTCTCTCTACCGAAAACTCTGATTTCAGGTTTACTTCCACGCTTGTATCTGGTCTTTAATCTTTTAAATGTTACATGAATATCATCAGCGGTAAGTTCTGTTAAAGAACCTGTAACAAATGTAGAATCATCCCAACCAATTCGTATTTTAGGTTGGTAGATTGTATTTGTTTCTTTTGAGAAGAATTTTAATTGTCCGTAATCAACTGTATCATTTTCTAACGATGATGTATGTTTTAGTATAAATCCTTCATTTGGAAGGGAACCACTAATCCAACTATCCATAGTTGTCTTAACATCCATCTCAATATCAGAAGTTTCATATGAGAATGATTGTGATGAATAAGAACCAGTAAACCAAGTTCCACCTTTACCATTAAATGAACCTGTGGTATCAGCCGAATGTGATTCCAATGTCATCCAATCTATACCGGTTCTTACAGAGTTCCAACTTACACCATCAGTACTAATTTCATCAAAACGAGTACCGATACCCATATCCCATGATTGGGTTACTGCATAAGCATAAATTGTATAATCTGTTGGGATTTCTGATGATTCACATTCTCTAAGAATAAGTTCAGCTGAACTCATTGTTACCTCACCACTTACAATTGATTGAGATAGTGGAGTGGTATCAAATTTAATCAAAGTGTGTGCAATATCTTTTAGACTTCCATAATAAGTTTTGGAAACTTCTAATATTTCATCCAACCCAGTATTCTGTGTTGGTTGTTGTAAGTAAATCGTTGCATCTTTTGATGCGGTTACAAAGTAATACATTACACAACTCTCCCTTTAATATCCTTGTTTGGGTACTTCAATTCAAATACAGATGGGTCTAATGATGGATAAACTAATTTATTTTTAGTTGCATCAGTAATGTTATATTTTATATTTGAATAAACACCCCCACACTTATTTACTATTTCACACTTAGGTACTGATTGAACACCCTCTACTCCTGCGATTAATAATTCTAATTCGGATATGTTTATTGGGGTATTAAATGTCCAATTATCAATATTAAAATATTTTTTTATTTCTTCAATACATGCCAATAAAACTTCTCTCTTGTTATACCCACCATAAACTCGTATATCAAAATCCACCCCAACATTAATTACAAACCCATCTAATAGATTTACACCATCAGTAAGAACTCTATATTCACTCAAATAAGTTTTTAAATTTTCTTTAACTGCTCTGTTTAATCCTGTAAGATATTTGTTTGAATCGTATCCAAGTACATATAAATTTATAGCAAATGGATTATTTTTTTCATCTATGTTTGATTTTTTACCAACTAAAAACTTTTCTATTTCAGATTGTATTTCTTTTTTAGTTATGTTTTTGGAGTTCAAATCAGTTACCAATTCAGTAAATTGTTTAAGATAATCAGGATTTGCCAAAATAGATGATGGAGAATTATTATCTAATTCACCATCTGCTGCACAAAATACTTTTGCAACAGAACCATATTTTGATGGCATTGATAACGCCCTCACTTGATAATCTTTTCGTGTTACGGCTCTGTTTTGTGAACCAAACATTGAAAGTGCATTTTGTCTTATCTCTTCAACGGTTTCTGGTCCTCTACCACCTGATGCAGGTCCTTCATTATCAACCGCAACAGATGTTTTTGTTGAGTTATATAATCTTAACTTAGTTCCTTCAAAAAAGTTAGTATCTTCATCAAATTCAATTGAATCAATTTGTACTAAATCACCCGATGGTATGTTTGAACTTACACCACCACCTACTAAATAAGAAATAGTAAATGTACCTGTTGGTGCCTGTCCATAAGTTTTTGTTTTTAAGAAATTTGATGGGTCAAATGATGCACCCAATCTATCTATTGAGTTATTTAATCCCAATCCTACATTTTTAAAGTTTGGTATAAGCGTTTCATCTGATGTTGCCGTTCCACCACCAAAAATAATAGAAGTAGTGTTATCTGAATTAATTTTTGTAGTAAATCTTCTTGAAGTTTTTATTACTTTTAAAATATTAGAAACACTATTTTTAAACTGAGAAAGGTCTTTATCAGTTTGCTCTGATGTTGGATAATCAACATAAACCATCTCTTGTCCAAGATAAGGTACTTGATACCACTTGTTTCCACTATCATCTCTCACATCGTAAATATCAATTACATTATTATCTGCAATATCTATCTGAGAGAATGAATTTGGAGAACTACCAAAATCAAAGGTGATTTCCTTTAGTTCTGCGGAAATTACATTTACATTTTTTTGAATTAAGTATAAAGCCGGTTTACCACTTGTATCTCTTTGATAAATTGAAATTTGCCTATCATAAGAATCATTAAAATCTAATAATTCAGTTGTTCTAAATAATATACCAGTAGATGTTGAACGAACTGTCATTCCCTCTTTGATTCTTAAATAATAATCAGAATCAGGTTCATAATCACCATTTGATGAATTATATTTACTCGGAACTGTATGATAAACTGTTAATTTTGTTATTGCAGGTGAAGATGGTTTTGTTTTATATCCAAATACAGATGCAATATCTAATAAATTACTTCTATCTTCAGCGGTAGTTAATAATGATTCTTTATAAGTGTCATCAATATAATATGAAAGAACATCACCAACATAAGATGCCATTTCGATGAACATCATACCAGGAGATGATTCATTAAAATCAGTATATGTTTGTGGGAAATATGTTTTAGCATATTGAATAAGATTTTCTTTAAACTGACTAAAATCTTTATTCAAGTAATTAATTTTTCTTCCCGTATTTTGTACCTTATTAAGTGCCATTATTATCCTTCAATATCTAATGTTATTGTTTCCGTATTTATTTCTTGACCAACCGTAAAACTTAATTTTAAAATAGCCTTATTTTCATCTTTCATCTTATTGGTCATTTGAACATCTATATCTTTGATAGAAATATATGGTAACCAATATGAAACAGATTCTACAATAGTGTTTGTTATATCTTCTTCAAAATTTGAATCATCCATAGGTTCAAATAAAACACCATGTATTCCTGTTCCGAATTCTGGTTGCATTATTCTTTCACCTTTTCTGGTTAGAAGTAAGTTTCTTAAATTAGATTTAGCAGCTTCAAAAGAAGAAAAAGTTTGTTCAAACATAGAACCACCTCTTCGTGTAGGAGAGGTAATTCCATACGCAACTTTATCGTACTCTTCTAAGTCTTGAACTACTTTTTTCCCTAATTCGTAAGCCACTCAAACTCCTTACTTTCTGAATTTTTTAACTAACTCAGAATTATCTCTATTTAATATTCTATCTAATCCTGGTAATCCTGTTTGAACTCCAAGTCCACCTTGTCTTGCTCCATTAGCACCTGGCATATCTCCATACCCTATTTTTTGTGCCATTTGGGCTCTCATCATATCCACTCCACCCTGAGCACCTTGAGAGTTAAATGTTACAGTCTTATCCATACTTTCATTTACAGGTTGTTGGAACTTATCTAATACAGATTTTTGTTCCATACCACCTTTTCTTTGTGCAGCTGTAAATGGTTGTGTGTTATTTAATACCTCATTTAAAACAGTATTCTTTGTGAACTGTTTTTTGGGTTGTTGTCTTTCTTCTTGTAGTGCCTGTTCTGCTATTTGGAATGGGTCTACTTCATCTTCCACGATTTGCGTGGAGGAAGCAACAACACCCCCCTTCTCCTCCAATAGAGTTTTCATTCTACGAGATACTTCTTCTTCTAAAATCTTAGGAAAGGTTTTAGTAAGAAATCTCTCGTGTTTTTTAGCCACTTCAGCTTCTACAATTGTTTTGATAACTTTTACTAATTGCTTTGAATCCATTTTACTTTGTTTTCTTTTATCTTAATATAAATATATTCATAACCATTTTATGGTATTAACAATCACAACATCTTAAATCTTTCATCTTTTTCATAATAGAACGCCTTAATTCTTCTGCAGTTTCTATCTGTTCAATTGGTGAATCAACTGGTATGTTAGGGTCTTTAACAAATTCATTTAGTTCTTCGATTAACTTTTTCTCTTCTTCTTCTATTTCCTTAACTTTATTATTTATTTTTTCTTGTAAATCTTTACCATCCACATCATTTACAGAGTTTGTTGTATTTTCTTCATTTCCATCTTTATTTCTATCAAAGAATGGAAATATGAAAGGAATGTTGGGTATCATATACCCTTGCCATGGTAAAACACCAGGTGCAGGTGGTACTTGTGGAAATCCTGGATATAATGATGTAGTTAAGAATTGTCCTTGTACTGTAAATAAATGTAGTTTAATAAATTGAATTAATTTGTTAATAAAAGGTAAAACTGAAGCTGATGGTGGAGTTGGACTAGGAGAATTCCATTTACCAATATTAGTTACAAAGGCGTTATTTAATGATGTGTTTTGAAAACTACCAGGTGCAGGTACAATAGGTATTGGTGCATTTTGTAAAGTAGCACCAACCCAATACCCTTGTATTCCTTCACCAATACCATCCATTAAAACATCATCCATTGTAAACGATTGTTTTAATAAAGCAAAATATACTAAGGTTTCCATAAGTTGAGTATTTCCAGTTCTAACAGGAACTTTAGATATCAACTCACCACCTCTTTTTATCAAACCATCATATTCTTTTGTTAATTTTTTTGCAAAATCTTCTGGTGTTCTATCCTTGGGTGGAAACTTCATAAAGAAGTACATATTAATTTTAAAGATTGCAAAAGACATTTTTACTCTGTAAAGTTTTTTGTAGATTTTAATTGTTCAATATCTGCCTGAAGATTTGTTAGTAAAGCAACTGTATCTGGTGATGTTTTGTTTGGGCCATTTGGTCCCAATGTTTGAAACTGAATTAAAATTTGAAAAAGTTGATTTAAAAGAGTAACCATTCTTTGACCTCTAATCAATGGTTCAGAAGTTGGAGTATCTTCTGTATTCAATAGGATTTTACCGTTTCCTGTATTGATAGAAACTTGTGCATTATTTCGATTGGTAGTAATATTAACAGGCCCACCAAAATCTAAATCAGCTCCGCCTTCCCCATTATCTATTTTAAATGTACCATCTGAAATAAATCCATAATCTCCTTTTGAGAAGAAAATCATTTCTTGGGATTTGGAGGATAAAATAATTCTTTCCGAATTAACAAAAAATTGGTCGTACCCATCATAAGTGGGTAAACTAAAGTTTATTGGAGTGGTTTTAACTGTAGTCTCATACGGAATAAGATATTTTTGAGATGTAATAGCAATAATACTACCATCGTTATTAAAATCTTCTTTTATTAATTTATTTGTATTAAGTGGTTCTTCTAAGGATGAATCGTTTTGTCTATTTCGTATAATAATAGTTGGTGATAGTTCTCTATCTTCGTTGTTATATCCACTAAAACGAATTGATTGGCCAAAACGAGATTGAATTATCTTATCACCTTCATTAGCACTTAGTTTGTGTCTAAACGTAGGTTTAAAGTATTCGTTTTCTATTTCACTTCCTTTAGATTCTGAATTTGAAATTCCTGTCGTGGATACTTCTTTGTAATTTGTTGTTTTATTTTGAGATGATTTATCTGTTTGATTGTTAAAAACATCATATCCACTTTCAGTAAAGTTTCCTGAGTTTATGTTTGAATTTGGCAATCTCTTATAATACTCAACACCACCATCAGATATAATTCTTACAGTTTCGTTTAC